GACGCTGACGCCGAGGGACCGGTCAAGCTTCGCTTGCGATCGATCCATGGCCGGCGGTGCTATACGCCGATCGCCAAGATGGGCGACGAGTCGATCACGTTGGGTATCAAGCGAGACCGTTTTGGTAAGCCGCTGGAATACTACATTGAGACCGCGCTGGAAGGGGAGTCGCTACGGAGCTTGAACCTCGCCCCGCAGCCGATACGGGCGGGGGACATCATCCATGGGTTTAAGGTGCGCGAGCCGGACCAGGCGCGGGGTGTGCCCTGGCTGGCGTCGAGCCTGCAGGCGATTGCGGATCTGCGGGATTATGACGTGCAGGTGATGGACGCGGCCCGGGCGGCGGCGGATATGGCGGTGCTGCTGTACACCAAGAATCCGGATGCCGACTACCACGAGGTGAGCGAGACGGTCGAAATTGAACGCCGGATGATGACTACGTTGCCGCCTTTGTACGAAGCTCAGCAACTGACACCCCAGCAGCCGGCCAATACGTACCGCGATTTTCGCGCGGAGCGTTTGCGTGAGTTGGGCCGGCCGGTGGGCATGCCGCTGATGATGGTACAGCTGGATAGTCGCAACCACAATTTTTCATCGGCCCGGTTCGATAGCCGGGTCTATACACGGGCGCTTTGCAAGCTGCAGAACTGGCTGGTGAACGTGAAGCTGGCCCGCAACGTGCGCGCGGTGGCCCGGGAGGCGGAGCTGGCGAGGGCGATACCGAAGCGGCCCGAGCGGGTGCGTCAGGTGTGGACCTGGCCGCGGCTGCCGGACGTGGACCCGCAAAAGGAAGAAAAGGCGGTTACCGAGCGGCTAAAGAACGAAACGACAACACTGCAAGTCGAATGCGCGCGAAAGAACGTGAACTGGGAAGACGTACTGAAACAGCGGGCCAAAGAAGCCCAGCTTCGCAAAGAGCTGGCACTTCCGGAAAACGGGGCAGAAAAAACCAGTAAGGGCCGGAGTGACGAAACTGAATCAGATACGGGTTCGGCGTACCGTGCCGCGCACGTGACGGTTGTGGCAATGTGAGGGAAACCATGATTCGACAGGATGACAAACCGGAAGGCGTGTTCATGATGCGACAGTCGGCGGATTCACTGGGGCCGATGGCGGAATTGCAGCGGCGGGAACTGACCTCACGCTCGTTGCTTCTGCGAAGTGAAACGCTTGATGTAAAAAACCGGACGGTTGAAGCGGTGATGACGACCGAAGCGCCGGCGCTGGTTCTGGATTGGGCGACCTGGCGGGTGATCGAAGAGATTTTACTAATGAAGGGGGCGGAGTATCCCGAACAGGTGCCGCTACTGCACGTGCATAATCGCTGGTCGATTGACGAAGTAATGGGCTCGGTACGTGAGATACGAACGGCGGGCGACCAGATGATTGGCCGGCTGTTTTTTTCGGATGACGAGGAAACGGAGCGATCCTGGAAAAAGGTTCGCGACGGCCATGTAACGGATGTATCGATCGGATACCGGGCGATTGAATGGGTGGACCTCAAGCCGGGTGAGACGAAGGCGGTTCAAGGGCGGAAATTTACGGCCAAAAATGGGCCGTTGCGGGTGACGTATCGATGGGCGGTCAAGGAATTGTCACTGGTGCCGATCGGCGCGGATGCCAACGCGAAGATTCGGGAAGGCGTGCGCCAGGGATCGGCGGACCAAAAAGATAAGGAGACTGTAAACATGGACTTTGAAGCGTGGTTGAGAAAACAGGGAATCGATCCGGCAACGCTGGACGATCAGCGGCGGGCGGAGCTGCAGAGGCGGTACGATACCGAACGAAGTCAGGGGCAGGTGACTACCCAAGCGCCGCCGGTCACCACCAGCCAGCGAAGCGAGCCGCGGGCCGCGGCGAACCCGCCGGCAGTGGATACCGATACGGCCCGGGAGGAGGGGGCCCGGCTCGAGCGCGAGCGCCAGGCGCAGTTGCGCGAGATGGCCGGCGACGACGTGGCGGCGGACGTGCTGCAACGGGCGATCGACGACGGTTTGACGCCGGATCGGGCGGCGGGGGTGTTCCTGGAAAACGTGCGCAGCCAGCGGGCACCGGCGGTGACAGTGGGCCCGGAGCGGGGCGAGAACCTGCGGGCGGCTCTCGAAGATGCCATCTGTATGTCGCGAGGCGTCGCGGTCGAGGGTTCGGAGGCTCAGCGCAACGCCGAGTCGTTCCGGGGCATTGGCCTGCATGATTTGGCCCGGGTCACGCTGCGCCAGGCGGGGGGTGAAGTCCCGCACGGTCGCGATAGCCTGTTCCAGCGGGCGATCAGTACGGGAAGTTTCGCCGAGATTCTGGGCACCAGCGCGCATCGGACGATGCGGGCGGCGTATGACGAGTATCCCTCCACGTTCCTGCAATGGGCGGGAAGCAAGGAGGTCGAGAACTTCAAGATTCACAACGAAATCCGGCTGGGCGAGTTTTCCGGCCTGACCGAGGTCGGCAACGCGGGCGAGCTGGACCACGCCACGTTAGCTGAATCGAAAGAGCAGTACCAGGCCAAAACGCACGGCATCCGGTTCGCGCTGACCCGCAAGATGTGGATCAACGATGACTTGGGGGCGTTTTTGGAGATCCCGACCAAGCTGGCCCGGACGTCCAAACGCGACATCGACAGCAAGGGTTACGCCTTGCTGGTCAGTAACAGCGGCGTGGGCCCGGATATGCTCGAAGACACCAAGAAGTTGTTTTCGACCACGCACGTCACGGCCAACTACTTCACCGGTACGCCGGCCAGTGATCTGAGTGACGCCGGCCTGGCAACGGCCAAGAAGCTGCTTCGCAAGATCGAGGACGAAGGCGGGAATGTGCTGAATATCGTTCCCAAATTCCTGATCGTGCCGCCCGAATTGGAGCACAGCGCGTTGGGGTACGTGCAATCCAACGAGCTGATGATCGCCAAGGCAGGGACGACGGACGCGGAAAAGATCATGCCCACGCGCAACGTGCATCAAGGCACGTTGACGGTGATCGTCGCGCCGGAGCTGTCGGGGGCGACGAACGGAACGACGGCCTGGTACCTGGGGGCCGATCCGCGATTGTGGCCGACGGTGGTGGCGGTCTACCTGCGCGGCAATCGCACACCGGTGCTGGAGCGCAAAGACCCCGTAGATGTTTTGGGAATCGGCTGGTGGTTCTACCACGACATCGGCGTGGCGGCGATCAACTGGCGCGGAATGGTGCGGGCCAAGGGCGCGTAGTCATAAAAAGTTGCGATTTGAGATTTCTGAATCTTGTAAATCATGTCGAGATTCCGGGTTTTTTGAATGGACAGGATTAACAAGATGAACTGATTTGAGATTGTGGATTTAAGATTTGAGAGACGGCACAAAACACGGAGATCTGAATTATGAGTGAGGCAATTTTTCGACAAAACGCCGGCCAGCAGGATTACACGCCCGGGGGGGCCAAGTCGGCGGGAGAGGTGATCGAACTGGATGACGGCCGGGCGGGAGTGGTCAAGACGGACCTGGCGGCGAGCGAAAAGGGCGCGGTCTATACCGCGGGCATTTTTGATTTCGCCGCGGCGACGGGAACGACGTTCAGCGCCGGCGACGACATCTACTGGGATGCGTCGGCCGACTTGGCGATCGGAGCGGACGCGGCGGCGGCGGACGACTTCCGCGTGGGTTCGGCGGTGGCCGCCAAAACCAGCGGGCCGCTGGTGGTGCGGGTCGACTTGAACGCCGCCCAAGGCGCGGGCGCGCCGCGCGGGGTGTTCAGCTCGCGCGTCGCCGAAATCGATCACGCAGATACGGACGAATTTTATCTGATCGACGCCGAGGACAACCCCGAGGGCCTGCTGCTGGTGAGCTTACTGGCCGAGGTCACCGAGGCCCCGGCCGGGTCAAGCGAGGATCAGTTGATCATCACGCTGTACGACTCGGACGACAACGCGATCGACACGTTGACGACCACAGATACCACGCCGGATGCGATTGGTGACGTGATCATCGGCGCGGCGTCGTTGTACGCGGCGTCCACGGGCGACGTGATCAAGAAGATTCCGGCCGGCAAGGGCGCGTATGGCAAGGTAACGCAAGCTACGGCGGGCACACCGGCGGGCAAGCTGAAAGTCCGGGGTTTGTTCGCTCCGCTGCAGTAGGTTCGACCAGGTCCGTAGCCGGGGCGACCGCGATGAGTGTTCTGGGTGACAGTCTGGGGGCGGTGGGTGACTGCCTGCGGGCCGTAGGTAGTCAGACGGTGGGTTATACGCCGACCGCGACGGGGGTGCTGAAATCCATCGCCGGAACATGGGTGGATCATGGTACCCGCCAGGAAGAGCAAACCGACGGCCGGGTTGAAGTGCAGTACGGCCTGCTGAGCAACGTGGCGGCGAATGATGACGACGGGGTGGCAAGCCCGGCGCTGGGAGACACGGTTACCGTCGCCGGAGTCAAGTTTGCAGTAACCGATTTTACCGGCCGGGCGGGAACGTGGTCGATCCAACTGCGACGGGTGGCGGCCAAACTTAAGGCCGGCGAGCGGATTGAGCGGTGGTGA